GCCAAGCACTATAGCTCGGTGCGGTAGTACTCCATGACGAGCTTGTAGTGCTTGGCGTGCTAGTCTTGCTTGAAGACTGAAAATACTGCACTTCGACATTTGTGATACTTATACCGTTTGTTCCATTTGTACCGTCTGTGCCGTTAACGCCATATTTAGCTGTTAGCCTTACCGTGGTTGTGTACGTATTACCATTTGTATAAGTAATAACGTCATACGCCCATGCGTATTGATTGTCAGCCGTAGGAGCGGTATAGGTTGTGGACCATCCGCTTGTGCTTGTGGTCGGCTTAGTAGCGCTGTTACTGCGCAGATAATAGGTAGTCCACGTTTTTACACCGTAAACGCCGCTTACTGTACTTTCGGCGGATTCTACCCTTAGTGTGATGTCACTTATCTTTTGATCTATTTCGGATTTTTGATATAAATCCGTTTTCGTGTAGTAGTTATCCAAAGAGCTGTCTAAATCAGTTTTCGTGATTGTAGTCTTAAGCTTTTCCTGCACGCTTTCTAGCTGACCATCTACAACGCTAAATTTGGAGCTTACGTTTTCAATCGTTTCATACGTTTCAGAAACCGAATTTAGAATGCTCGTTCTAATTGTTTCTGACACGCTCACATTCAACGCTTCGGATGTTATGCTTCCGGCTACGATACGGCTTCCAGCAATCAGACCATCTGCCGTAATAACTGTGTCATACGTTCCGTTTGCGCCATCTGAACTATACCCAAGACCATTGAGATTTAATTTAAAAACGCGGTTCGCAGTCTCGATATTTCCAGTGTCAGTAATGGTCAGCTCATTAGGTCCGTACGACATAATGCCGTTAGTTCCGCCCGCATTAAGCGCTTCGCTTGCTTCCTTTCGCGCTGCTTCCAAAACAGAGCTTGTATCAAAAGAATAGCTTTGCAGAATTTTATTGATTGTGGATAGCTGATTATCAGTGAAGCTGTTGGATGAATAATAAGAACTTGATGTAGCTGTAAGGCCTTCAGCTTTAATAGCGGTTGACGCATTCATCGTGTACGTCACGTGCGTAACAACGCTTGCGTACTGCTTACTGTTAGTATCTGTAATATAGATACCGTCCATAGGCCATACATGCGGATACGCTTTACAGGTCATTTCAAAAGGTCGGTATTTCGTTCCTTTCACAGCGCTGTAGATATTTGAAAGCAAAGATTCAACATCGTCATCTGCCGCTACAGAGCACCCACTATAAGATATAGGATAAGAGCATGTACCTACCTTATATGTTTTAGAGTTGGTATGTGAGTAAGAAATACCGTCAATGGTAACATCGTTTTCATAAATGTCAGAAGTGTACCGCCGGTTTAAAGCTAGATTGAATCCTGGTGAAGTGTACCAGGAAAAACATAAAGCGCCTGTGTAGTCAATATAGGCGCACTTGCCCATCAAGAAAGCACACCATTGAATAAAGCTTCGGTAAGTTACTGTTCCGGCACTTTCCGGCAATTCGCTTACCGTATAAGTTGCGTTCGGGTAAGAATTTAAGAACGATTCGGTTGTTGACAGTGTTACACCGCACGCCTTGCAGCATTGAGAAACAAGGTTTGAAACCGTGCTTGGAAGAGTAATACTTTCGGCTTCCTTATCAAAAAGGATCATCTGGTCCAGGGCGGTAATGCGCACCGTTCCGCGTGTTCGCGGCGTTGTGTCGATAACAAAAATCCCTTGCGGAATTTTAGCTTTTATCGTTTTACTGTCGGAATCGTAAATACGGATTTTAACATCCAATACCGCGCCTTCAAATTTGAAATCGTCCCATTTGCCATCGCTGTTAGTCACCTTAAGAGTAAGCTCAGCTGCGATTGCAGATCCTACTTCAAGGGAGCTTCCTGATACGGAATAGCGGTCTATCGTTAAACCGCTTTCGGGTATGTCTGCTTCGGTAATAGTTGCGGTAGCACCATCTGTCGCAGTGACGTTTATTTCAACGCCCTGCCGGCAGCTTCCGTCAAGCAAAGTCAGGACATCATCTGAAATAACGTACATAATTACAGTCCTGACCTTTCTATGAAGTCGAAAGAAAGACTTTCGACAAGCCCAAGCTTAGCGTTATACATAGGTGCTTCACGATCACCCACATAAAATTCGCTTGTTTCAAAATTTCCGCTTTTTAACGAAAGGAAAGTCACATTCATGTATTCACTGTCAACCGTCTGTAGAATAGCGGCACATTCAGCGACAGTGATATATTTCCATTCGCACTCTAATTTGACGCACTGGCCAATTTTCTTTTTGTCCATGACGGTATCTTCAGTTCGGCCTGCGTCACTTGCAGAAACGTCTTGCAAAAGAAATTTATAAGAAGAAGGGCATTTGATTGCCTTTCCGTTAACCGCTTGAAGCGGATTCGTGTATTCAGCCATACAAACGCCCTTTCTACGTGCTTACCGGCACGACGGTAACGCCATCGCGTGTATTTTTACGTGACAGCGCGCTAGTAATTTGAGAAGTTGTGATTTCAACGGTGTTATCTTTTGCCAATAGCTGCTGCAAAAGCCGATTCTGTTCACGCAGTAAACTGTTTTGAGAAGACATCGCTTCACTTACGCCTCGTCGAACTTTATCCGCCATTTCATCGTCCCCATAGTCACTTGTGCCTATTGCAACCGCGGTAGGAGTTGTACGGATGGACGTGTTAACGTTGTTCAGTGCGGCAATTTGTGCGTTCGTGCATGTCAGAATCGTTCCGCCTAAAGCAGTGCTTAACGCGTTGATAGGAGCGGACATACCGGCGATAATCGCAGAGTGCATTGTAGCCGCAAGCTGTGACTGGTTAAGAATCTCAGTGCGCCCATTGATATGGCCTAAAATTTCCGGTCCGGCTTCGCCTGCTATAAAAGCGGTTCCGTGCGCGTCGCTTGAACCGTTCGCATAATGAGGTACGTTTGCGAATCGTTTAGCCATGCCGCTAGTAATCACACCGCCGCTTGCGTACATAGACACGTTGCGCCCTGTCTTCGTTGTAGCAGTTTTGTTTGAGGTAGTCTTTTTAGCAGTTACTTTTGTTGCACTTGTTGTCTTTTTAGTTGACGTGCTCTTTGTGGCTCCGCTGTAGGTGTAAATGTTGTTTCCGGTGATCGTACCGCCTGTTGCCAGATTCAGGAACGCTTTTACAGAATCCCATCCAGATTTAATCAATCCGATTTTTACCTGTACATAGTTTCCGACGTAGTCAGAAATGCTTGTCCAGTTACCTTTTTTCAGGTTTGTTTTCACGCTTACGGAATCCCCGACATAACTGGAAGCACTCGTCCAGTTTCCTTTTTTAAGGTTTGTAGTAATAGAAATAAGATTTCCAACAAAACTCGATACGGTTGTCCAGTTACCCTTTAAAAGATTCGTAGTAACAGAAACAGCTTTCCCTATGAAACTGGAAATATCGGACCAGTTACCTTTTAAGAGGTTTGTAGTAACAGAAATGGCTTTTCCGACAAAACTTGAAATATCAGACCAGTTACCTTTTTTTAGGTTAGTTACTACGGAAGTTGCCTTTCCTACATAGCTTGCTATGGTTGACCAGTTTCCTTTTTTCAAATTTGTCTGAACGGATGTATCCTCACCGACAAATTTTCCTATCGTTGTCCACCCAGATTTAGTTAACCCGATTTTCACATTAACTTTCTGATCTGAACCGATAATAGATGAAGTACTGGCTGTGGTTGTAGTAGTCTGACTTTTCTTAGAGTTTGTCTGCGCTAAAGAAGTTGTTGTGTTGTCGCTGTCAGTCTTATTTCCAGTCAGCCAATTCCAGAAACCAGTAAAAGGGTTATTGCTGAACCAATTTACGATAGGGTCCCAGACATTGTTTTTCAGCCATGTACCGATAGTAACAAAAGGCTTGCCTAAACCGTCTAGGAAGCTTTCACCGGAATCGTTACCAGCGTCTTCCATATCATCTGTAATTCCGAACCAGCCTAAGACGGTGTTTATAATTGTAATCGGGTTAAAACCGGCGATGTACGCGCTAATTCCACCGGTATATCCACCGCCATCGTCGTTACCTTTTCCGGTTAACTTATCTTTAATGCCGCCAAAGAAACTTAGGACGTCTTGCACAATTTCACCGGTAGTAGCAAAACCTTGTAAAGCTTTTGAAAGCGGCCAGGCGTACCATTCGGAACTGTTCTCTCCATACTCGTTTAGCGCGCTATGAATAGAGGACCACGTACTTGAGTCGTTAACACCATCGCTTAAACCTAAGACATATTTAGTACCGGCGTAGACTCCTTTTTCTTTAAAGACCTCGTAAGTTCCTTCGCCAAAAAAGCCATCGACAATACCCGCGATAAATTCTTCGCCAAGGGTATCGATTGTCCACTTAATCCCGGACCAGATAGCTTTTACAATGCTTTCACCGGTTATATTTCCATCTTCATCGGAAATATTCTCGCGAATTTTCTGCATGATCTCCTGACCAATACCGATTAAAGTGTCTAGGCCCGCGCGCGCTGCGGAACCGATAAGCTTTCCAAAAGAGTAAGCAAGACCGCCATAATCAACGCCGCCTAAAGAATCTGCTATCGCGTCTACTAAGCCTTTTCCTACTTCTACCCAGTCTGTTTTACTAATCCACTCGGACAGTTCATCCATGGCGCCTTTAATTCCGTCTGAAATGGTTTTCGTAAATTGATAAAAATCGAATGTTTTTAAGAATCCAATCACAAAATCCCACCCGGCGGTAAACCATCTAACAATCAACCGCCCAATAAATTCACCATCAATTTCGGACAAAGCGCCATTGAGCATTTCGGCGATACCAGCGCCAATATTTTCAAAATTTACCTTTTCAAGAAAGTAGTAAGCCGTTTGAATCGCACCGTTCAGGCCATAGCCGATTTTCTTTCCTATGCCTTTGAAGTCAATAGAATCAACAATTCCATTAACTTTATCAGCAAGCAAAGTACCTAATGTTTCCCAGTCACCCGCGTCAAAAGCGGCTTTTAAAGCGTCGGCAAAATCAGAAACCGCGGCGTCAATCGGCACTTCCTCAAACATTGAACCGTAATCTGAACCACTGCCTGAACCACTTCCACCGCCCGATCCTCCGCTAGAGTTATCATTCAACGCGTTGATTTCGTCGAAACCTAGAATTGTCTTTTGCAGTTCGGCCACGCTTCCGGCAGCATTTCCGGCGGACGAGCCTACGTCGCCAAAAGAGGTCGCCGCACGTTTTGCTACAGTAGCGGTAGAGCTTCCGGTCAATCTGGCAATCAGCATGTTAAACCAATTTAATAATTCAACGATTTTATTGATTACATACTCAATCGCCGGTGCGACTGCCTGAATCAATGGCGCTGCCATCGCACCAAGGCTGTTAGTCAGATACTGTGCAGAAGTTGCAAGGCTATCCATCGAACCGGCAAACGTTGTACCCATCAGGCTTGAGTATTGGTAAAGGTTGTTGATACCTGTTTTCAAGGCCTGCGTAATTGCAGCAATCGCCGCACGTACCGCACGATACATCGCGATGCGGCCAATAGATGATAAAAAGCCAGAAACTTTTGTTGAAGCGCTTTTAAACGCACTTCCTAAACCACTTACCGCTTTAGTTGGAATACCTAAAGCAACTTTATTGAAGGCACTTCCTAGCTTTTGGACTGTTCCTGAAAACGAATTTGCTGCGGCTTGAGGATTTGTAAAAATGCCGACAAGGCTGCTCTTAACACCTTTCGCCGCGCTTTGGATAGATGACAAGGCTTTAGTGACTTGCGCGTATCTGCTCGCGGTAACGGTCACACTCGACGTGTCTTGCTCTTTTGGATTAGTATCAGCGATTGAATTGTTTTCGGTCTTTCCGCTATTCGCACTTAGATTGTTCGCGGTGATACCGCGTAAATTAGGCAAACTAGAAATACCGGACATATCTTTCAAAACGTCACGTAAACGCTCTAAACGTGCTATATCGTCACTAGAAACGTTCTTCATAGCGACTGACAATTTATCTAACCCGGTTGCTAATTTAGTAGAAATACCGTTTTTAGAAATATTCGATAAATCTGAAAGAACACTCGAAACTTGTCTGATCTTATCGGTTCCTTGGATAGAATTAAGGCTTTCCATCAGCCGCCGCACATTCTCGGCGGTTGTAGAAAGACTTTTAGTGGACTTAATCTTAGAAAAATCGTTTAAAGAATTTTTCAGGGATTCTAATGATTTGCCGACACCCTCCGCATCCACTTTTGAAAGAGAATCTACCAAACTTGAAATCTGCGTAGCTTGTGACTGCAAAGAGTTTGTGTTTAATTTTGAGCTGGCACTTGCCAGTCTAGTCAGGGCCGACGCTAGAGTATTTAGCGACTTCGCAGAATCCTCCGCGCCTGTCTGACTAATCTCAAACGAAAGACCTTCCATTTGTTCGGCCATAGCGTCATTCCTTTCTCGCGCGGATGCTTGCATTGATTCGCTCCGCTTGAATCTTGAAATCCTGCACCTGTTTTTCCATTCTTCGCTGTTCCGCGCGCTCCATTTGTTCCTGCGCCTCTTTTTCAGTTAAAGGAAGCGGTTCATCAAGATAGCCTTGCGGATCAGTTCCTTTGCCCCTCAAAGCGTCGGACAAAGCACGTATATGGGCTTCGTACGTGTATAGGCCTTGTCGGTAGGCGAGTTTATTTTGGTAATCAGTTTGCAGATCAAAAGCTTTGCGCACATACGGCCATTGAGCGTGGTCGCCATCCCAATATTCGGAATAGGACAGGCCCATAGCCATATACTTCGCGCAATTTTTTTCTAAAATGTCGGTAAAGTTCAGCGACGAAACGGGAGTTTCTTCTATTTCGTCGTTATCCAACTGACCTTTTTTTCGTCTTTTTCCTCGACATTCTCATCATCCTGACCCATCAAATGAGCGATAGGCTCGTAATACATAGTTGCCAAGGCGTGCAGAAGTTCTTCTTTTTCGTCGAGAGCTTCATAAATTGCGTCAACTTTTTTCTTCGAAACGTTTTTGTGATGAGCTTTGAAAGCGCCGCGGAATAGATCTGGCAGGGTTGTCATTGGAGAGTTATCCAGGTTTGCTAAAGCGAAACCCTGTCGCTCCATTTCGCGTACCGTGCGTGCGGTAAATTCGAGCGTAAACTGCTCGCCTTCATATTCGAACTCAATTTTTGTAGCCATTACTACTGTTTCCTTTCCTTATATATTTATGTGCGCTAAGCGAAAGGGAACGCTTATTCAGCCGTTCCCGTAGAGAATTTAATTTCTGTTTCCGGTGTGGAAGTGATCGTCATTTTGCGGACTTCATTCACCCCGCCGCCATTGGCGCGCACGTTAATAGTTCCATCCCAAGTGAATTTTCCATTTTCACCGCTTTTGCCAAAGTAGACTGCTAAAGGAAGTGTTTTTCCTGTCAGTCCTTCCAGCTTTTTATAAACTGTGACATCGTAGTTAGCTTCGAATGTCATAGCCTCATTGTCTTTGATACCCTCGATGAAAGTTTTCATCGCCTGTGTAAGAGTTGTAGCGTCAAGCTGTTCTGGATCGCCGCCCAAATTCGGGTAAGTATTCACATCTGCAAGCTGTGAATAAGAAGAAGCGGAATCAGACTCTTTATACATGAGGTAAGTAAGGTAAGTTGAAATAGCCATACTTCATAATCTCCTAAACTATCTGTAGAAATACTTTCCGTCCGTACGTGCTCTGAATTGAGCGACGTGACGGTATATGCTTAAATCGTCCGGATCAAGCACTGGCACACTGACCAGACGAATAAAATTCATTTCGTAAAATGCGTCATTTATAATTCGCAAAAGCTCTTTGCATTCCTGTTTCTTTCCGCTTGCTTTGTTTGAATAGATATTCACTTCAAAGGTCACTCTCACTACGTTTTCAGTAGTGCTAGAGCTGGCAAACGTCTTTTCCTCGTAGCTGTCTGTCTGGCAGATAGAAACATGAGGGAACCCGGCGGGCTGTGCGCCGTAAATTCCCGTTATATCTGCATCCGGGTATTTCTCACGAATTGCGTTGGCAATCCTGGTAAATACTTCATTTTCAACATCAATCACTCGAAGCACCCCTTTGCTATTTCAGAAAAGTCCTGTTCAATTTCCTTTTTGGCGTTATACATGCAGCGGTTAGCGTCATTACCTTTTGTGCGTACAAGCGGTTCGCCTTTTCTCGATACCGCGTTCTCTATGAGGCGCGTATCGGAAGGAGCATTTGAACCAGGAGCGCCTACGTAAGTCCACCCGTTAGGATTGCTGCCGTGACCTTTTCCGTACTCACCGCGTATCATTCCAAGGCTTCCTGCTTCGGGATGCCCGGAATTGTGGACAACACCTGTACCGAACTCCATGAAAAGAACTTTATCTCCTTGAGCTATAACTTTGCGTGATTTTTCGCCTGTCACGTCAATTGAGACCGCAGTGCTGCCGGATTCACCGGCGTATTCAGCGTCATCAAAGCTTTTTTGCGCACTGGACTGTGCGCGTGTTGCAAGCTCATCAAGAAGTTTCTCTGAACCCTGTTCGATGTTTTGTTTGTACTGCTCAATCGCTTTTAATGCTTCGCTGATACTCGCCGCGTTAAGCGGATTCAATGATATTTTCATCTGCCGCTCACCTGCTTCACCGCGATAGAAACGTAATTCAGACTGCGCGCGATACCAGCTACAACGTAGTCCGGCTCTGGCAATCCGCCCTTTTCGGTGTACGGCCTTTCGATGAAAAAGATTGAGTTTTCATCGACTTTGATTTTTGGATCATCGGTGATTAGCACTCTATCGTATTGAGTGATATTTCCGAAAATATCGGACTGCACATTTCCGTTTGCGGCGCTCACGCTCATTCGCTTTTTCATTGGTTTCGAGTAACTTTTGACATTCTCGCCGGTTTCAAAGCCTTCACTGTCAAGAAGCGTTGCCAGGCCCTGATACGTGCAATACGTGACTTCACGTAAGTTTCTTTGAGCTAGTCTCATAAAACTTTTGCCTCCGGTATGATTTGTCTAAGCAAGTCAGCCGGTATATCTGCATCGGAATAAGACCGGTCAATGCCATTTTCATTGTGTCCGGTCTGTCCCTCCATGCCGCGTTTTGCAATCAAATGATTTGCAATTTCGACTTGGAGCAGACTGTATTTTTCCGGCAATTCGGTTTCATCACGAAAGGGAAAAGCGCGGACAAGAATTTTTGCTTTTGCTAAATCTAAATAGGCGGACAGTATGTCCGGGTCATGTTCGTCTGAAAAAATTTCCAGTTTTAGCATTTTTTCATCTTCGGTCATACTGTCCCTCCTATTCGTTATTCAGAAATTGTTTTAACCACTGCACTGTAAGCTTTAGGCTCGAATGTAGTGTTAATACCTGTAATTTTGCCGTGGTACCATTCTGGTCCGTGGTCAAGACCTACCTGACCAAAGATCTGATGTTTCTCACCGGCTCCAGTGATAGCCAGTTTTTCCATGAAAAAGTTTCCTTTGTTTGGAACTGGCTGGTGTACTGGTGCAATCACGTCAAAGTTCAGCAGCAGAGCCGTTCCTTCTGGTAAGCATTCGCCCAGGTAAACGCCTACATTTCCAAACGGCGTAATGATTTCGCTTACGTTAAGACCGTTAACAGTGCGGCTTGCCGGTACAACGGTTAAACCGTTGACTTTGCAGTCATCGTTGATTTGTAAAATTGTTGTGGAATCGGCCCACAGAATCAGCCCGTGAGTAGGAGCCTGGCTCTTATGTACTTTTTCCATCATGGCGATGATGTCATTCACTGTGATTGATTTGCCGCCAAGGTCAGTGACATTGGATTCGATAGCCTCAACCATACCGCGTGTCTGGTTAGCGATGCCATCGCCTGTAGCTTTTGCATATTTACCGTTGATAAATGTGTATTCCATATCACGCGCGATTTTCTGCATTTTCACGTTAACCTGGAAATCCAGCTCGTTCATCGGGTTAGCGACCTGGTTTGCAATATTGATTCCGGCCAAAGTGCCCATGTTAGACTCTTTTGCGTAAGAGATGTAAACGGATTCATGGAAAATCTGTGTGACGTTGGTTTTCTGTGCGCGTGTTACAAAAGTTGCATCCGGCGCAGTAAGAGATGCGGTTTCAGAAATTGCCGGCTGTGATCCTTCGCCGCCGCCTGTGTATTCCTGACCTGTAACAAACTCAACGTGATTCGTTACTTTCTGATGCCCGCCAATCATTGTTAAGAAAGGCGTGCGCGTATTTCCTTTGTTAAAGAGAAGTCCTGAATAATTAAGGACTCCAAAACTTGTAATAGGATTATCTGCCATAATCTAATAAGTCCTTCCTATGCTTGTGTCTGTGTTTCTTGTGCTAGGCGTGTGTAGTATGCGGCG